GGTGCTTGGTCACTTCGACGGCGGGGCGGGGAACACTTCCACGAGCTTGCTCACCAGCTCTCGCACGTTCCGCACCCAGGACTCGCCGCACGGCTGCATCAGGACTTCCGGTGCGTGCGTCCCGAGCCGCAGCCCGACCCCGAGCACGCGGTATTGCAGGTGCGAGCCGGGCCGCTGGACTATCGAGCCGGTGCCGATCACGTCGCGCCTGCCTCTCCCTCTGGTGGCCTGAGTTCGCTGGTGTCGAGCCTGAACGAGTTCGGCGGACGGTCCTTGGCTTCCTGCTCCACCCGCTGGCTGGCTTCATGCACCGCCTCGTTCACGAGGAACTGGAAAACGTGGAGCGAGCCTAAACCCCGCTCCTTCGCGATCGCGTAGAACAGGTCACCCATGCCATACCTGAGCCAACGCATGAGCGGGTCTTCGCTGGCGTCGATCGGCTCCTGGCGCGGGTGGATGTCGCCCTGTCGGATGTCGCTCACTGTTTCTTCGCCAGCCTCGCCAGTGATTCGGTTACGGCCCGATCCCAGTCGAACGGTTCCTGCTCGGGAGGCAGGACGGGGGCCACGACGGACGCGGCGGGGGGCATGTGAGGTTGTTGCGGCGTCGTGGCTCTCGTCCAGAAGTGGCCCGCCATTGCTGCTCCGATCACGCTCAACAGCCACGCCCCGCCGTAGAGCAGGGGCCTCGATCTGGTCCTGGCGGCGCTCAGGACTGCCGGGTTAGTTGCAAGGAACCGAGCGCCGCGTGCAATTCCCCCACGAGCCCCGAAATCCCGTGCTCACGCCACGCCACGATGAGCGGGACCACGAACCGGGCCGCGACGATGATGTTCTTGAGTTCGGCCCCGATCTGCGCCACCTGCTCGGGCGTGAGGATGTGCTCGAAATCGGGCGGGGGCGGGGCTGGTACGAGGGGCGGTTCATCGGGCACGGTCGGTCCTCCTGCGATGTCAACGCTCATCGATGTGCGGTCCAGCCCTTCGGCAACTCCACGATCTTTCGAGTCGGCCTGATGATGACTTGCGGCACGACGCCTCGGGTGGCATGCCAGCCGTCCGGCAGGTGTACGTCCCTGGTCGTCACGTCCCACGAGCCCTGAGTTGCCGGCACGGGCGGCGGTGCTGGTGCCGGGGTCGGTTCCGGCGCGGGCGGTTGCGGTGGCGTCGGCAGGGGCGGCACGACGGGCGGCAGCGGCTCGGGCAACGGCGGTACGATCGGGGGCAGGGGGTCCGGCGTCGGCTGCGGCACTGGTGCCAGGCCGGGCGTCGTGGGCGTCCTGAGCCACGCCTCGCCGCAGATCGCGATCACGGAGGTCCGCTCAACCACGCCGATCGTGCCCCAGGTGAACAGCAGGTAGCACCGCGTGGCGGGATCGACGGAGCGGGGCACGACCACGCTCAGGATCCTGGCCAGGTCCGCGGCCGAGCCGAACCCGCAGAGGTTGACGCAATGGTCGGTATTGTGATCACGGCCGAAGTCGAAACCGAACCAGCCGTTGCCCTGGCCGGCTGCGTTTTCCAACTGGTTCGCCGCGACTCCGATCTTGACAGGGCCTGAGTAGATCGCGGACGAGAGCACCGCGTCATTGGTCCAGTCCACCGACTTGTACGGCCCATCGCGATAGGTTTGACCGCCGAACGTGATGCCCTCGGAGAGCATCGAATCCATCACGTCGGTGATCACGGCCCCGTTCAGGTAGTCGTGATCCGATGCCCACCGGATGAGCACATCGTCGGGGATGACGGTCTCCGCGTGGCCGGTCTGGACGGAATACATGGCCTTGGCGGCGGCTTCCTCGGCGCTCACGCAGTCGCCGTAGCGGTCATTGCCCCAGACGGAGAGCCTCTCGGGCACCGTGCCGAAGAACGCCGGGACGGCCCCTGCGACGTGTGATTCGACGGCGAACGCTCGATCTCGCGGGCTCGGGAGTGCGCCACGAGGTCGGCTCATTTGCCCTTCCCGCCCTTCAGCCGGGGATCGGGCTTGTAGACGGTCGCGTGGCCCGCGTTCTTCTCGATCAGCCGCTCGATGTCGTGGATCTCCCGCCGAAGCCTGATGATCAGGTTCCAGTCGGTGTCGGGGTCGAGTTCGCCCATGAGTTCGCGCAGCTTGTCGGCCCTGGTCTCGGGCTCGACGGGCGGGATCGCCCTGGATTGATCTATCGCCATCTGGTCATAAATCTGCACGCAGTCGTGGGGGCCGCAGTATTCGCCGCGGTGGGCATGGGGCGAGGCCGGGGTCAGGACGTTCGGGGGCCAGGATGGCTCGTACCGCTTGAACCTCTTGCGATCCTCGATCCGCGTTGTCGAGAGTGACTGGGGCACTACATCACATCCCCCGAGAAATGAAACATGCTTTGGAAAGCAGTCTCCTGCACGATACAGGCTAAGTCATGCGGACGCAAGTATCTGCCGGCGGAAGTTTGGCGGATTCCGGGATCAGACGCGGCCAGAACCGCAAATCAGCGGGGGTCGGCGGGGGCAGGGGGGTGTCACCAGCGACACCCCCCCCCGAGGCCACGGACGGCCAGCTTCGAGCTGGCTGGCCGGTCGGGGCCGCATTTTCTCCCCTTCTCACCCCCTGAATAGGGGAGTCGGAAGTGGCTGGCGAATGGTGCCGATCGGGCTGGCGAATGGCCTGAGATGGGCTTGGCGAATGGTCGCGGCCCGCCAGTTTGACCGTGATCAGGATCAGCCGACCGCCGTGGTGCCCGACCCGCTCGCGGCGGATCACGCCGAGCTTTTCCAGCTCCAACAGCCCACGCTGCACGGACCTTGGCGAAAGGTCGCCCATGCCGCTCAGGACGCGATCCGGGGCCGTGGTCCGGTCTTTCCCCCTCGCGGCTCGCTGGATCGCGTAGAACGTATCCCTGGCGATTCCACGGGGCAGGGCGGGGATGGCCACCCACGCTTGACCACCCGGCGCAAAGACTGAGCATGGACCCCGAGCGGGGCTCGTGATAAACTGGCTCATGGTGTCGATCCTGATCCGATCGGCGCACTCCCGCCGCCCAGCGATGTGACGACATCGCCTCACTTCGGATCAGCCCGGTGTTAGTAGCGCCGGGCTTTTCCATGCGCGGGATCGGGTCCATCATCCCGCGTCGGTGGCGTCCGTGCAAGGGGCGGGCTCGTCCAGGAACGCGTGCAGCGTCCCCAGGTCGATCGCGAGCAACGCCACGAGTTCCCTGCGGCCGTCCGTCCCCAGACGCCTTATCGCCCCCTTGATCTTCTCCGTCGCAGGCCCCGGCGCCGGGGCGGCTCGCGGTCGTTCCCACTCGTCGCCGTCCGCGAATGGGTCCGGTGCGTCGTAATTGCTCATCGTCCCCCCCTCGACCTCGCGTCTGATAATCGTGATTATGTTCATCTCTGCGAAACCATGACGATTGTGCCGGTCCCGCGGGCTCGTTGCTCCAACGTCTCGCTCATCCCATCCCCTCCCCCGTACCGATAAAAAAAGGGCAAGGGTGCGGCAACACCCCTGCCCCATCACGTCATCACCAGAAAGGCCCGATCACATGGCGGCGAAGAAGAGCGTGGGCACTAAGGCGCAGAAATCGAAAGTCGTCCGCGTCAACCTGAGCATAGGCGAGGAAGAGTCTCAACTCCTGTTCATCCGGGCTCTGACGAGCGGACGCAGCGCGGGCGAGATCGTCACGTCTCTCATCGCCTCGAGGGTGAGAGAGTGGGGACTCCCGACAAACTTGCTCGTGCGTTCCGGCGTTCATGATCGGCTCTCCGTTATCGATCAGGTAAGCGATTCCGCCCCGCCCCCTGCCCTGCAGGATGCGGCCTAGCCGATCATCGGGGTTATGCGGTCCCCTGCCCTCGGATCGGACGCCGGGGCAGGGGATTCGTCCGCGGCTCGCGGGCACAACACGAGCCTGACGTATTCGTGGCCGTCGAGCGTGATGGTGTCGGGCGGGGCCTTCGCAGCCTCGATCCGATCGATTGCCCACCTAATCGCAGCCGTGTCGTTAAAACTCAGGTCCCACGTCAATTGATTCGGCGCAGTCATCGCCTTGAGCCTGACGAGTTCTCCCCCCATCGTCCACCCCCGTCACGAAATTACGTCATAATCGGAACCGTCCCCAAGCCACACGATCTTGCATCCGTCCAGCACGGCCTCAGCGACCCGCTCGGCAACGTTGGCGTTGTCGGCCCAGTACGCAACGCAGCCCCGCGCCGTCATGTCCCTGAGCCACGCCAATTGCTTCGGTGTCGGCTTGTTGCCACTGGCCTTGACCTCGATTTCCCAGTGCCGCCCCGTGCGATCGATGCCCCATAAATCGCTCTGGCCGGGCGAGCTGAACCGGATGAACCGCTCGCCCTCCCGCATGACTCCGACGTTGCGCCTCCAGAGCTTCACGCCCAGCCGTGCTAGCCGCGTCTTGATGCTGTACTGGACTTTGCTTTCCCGCTCACGCGGCGGCTTGGCCTGCCTCATCGCTTCCCCCTCAGGTTCCGACGCAGCACCGCCAGGGCACGGTTCTTGGCCTGGCCGATCGCTTGCTTGCAGACCCCCCGTTCGGCCGCAATGGTAGCCTCCGTCTCGCCACGCATCACCAGCCGCTCGAGCAGCGCCCGCTTGGCGGGCTCGACCGAGGCCAGCACCGCAAGCACGTAATCCGGGATGGACGGGTCCTCGTCCACCGTGACGGCGAGCGTGCGCAACGCCTCGTGGCCGGCGCGATGCATGCCCCTGATCCGCTCGGCCTGGGCCGTGAAGACGGGATCAATCCGAGCGTGAACGTCGGCCCGATAATGACGCGGGGTCACGATCATGGACCGTTGGTGCGACTCGCGCCTCATACACCGCTCCATGATCGCCCACGAGTACGTGCTCAGCGCCGATCTTTCGGGGTCGTGGCTGCACACCGCACGGCACAGGGCGAGGTAGCAGACCGATACGGCGTCGTCGTAATCGAGCCGGTGCCTGACGTAATTCTTGCCGGCATAGTACGTCGCGAGCATCCTATTCAGGTCCACGGTCGCGGATTGCTCGTCGGTCAGCCGCCATGCCTTCAGGGGTCGCGGCATTATGGCACCGCCTTTCTGTACCAATCCCTCCGACCGGGTACCCAGTACGACTCCAGCGATGCCCACGCCGGCTTCCGTGACGACGGCAGGGGCGGCGCGTCCCGCGTGCCCTCACGGCCCTGGTACCGCACGTCACGGGCCAGCGTGGCGATCTCGCGTTGGTTGTACGTCGGCTCGGGCCTGCGCCCGGAGTCGCCGCGTGGCCTGTGCAGCGTGCACGCCAGCCGGCCGCATGATCGCAGCCGGCCCAGCGCGGCACCCACGACCGACTCGCACCAGCGATGGCCCATCGCCTTCTGCACGGCCAGCGCGGTCGGGTATACGCCGTTCAGCACCAGCCGCTTCGCACAGGTCAGCACCGCGTCGTCGTCAACGGGATCGCTCCGCATGGTTACACTCCTCCCTTCGCCTGGTATGCCTTCCGTTCGGCCCGCTCGATGTCCTGCATGACCTTGGAAAGTTGGATGAGACGGTCGGCAATACGCTGCTGGAGTCGCGGCAGCATCTTCAGGCACACCCTCGCGAAGTCCTCGAACATCATTCGGTGTTCCTGGCTCGCGTGCTCCCACTTGTCGGGGCCGGGCCTTCGCGAAATCCAATCCTCGTACAGATTCCGCGCCGTCCACTCGACATCGTTTTCGGCGGCATTGCCGTCCAGGTATTGCCCGGTGTTGTGCAGATGACAGTACAGGGCGTCCGCGACGTGATACCGCTCCTTCTGACCGCAGAATTCCAGCGCGTCCTCGAGGAACGTCGTTCGCATGTCCACTTCGCTCACGCCTGGCCTCCCTTCGCCATCGACGCCTCGATCCGCGCCCGCGCCCTATCCCGCCACTCGCAGCAGATCGCGGCGAGCGCGGTGCCGTCGAGTTCGGCCGTGTGCGCGCCGGCCGGGTTGTTCATAGCGTGGTACAGGTGCGTCGCCTCGTGGATCACGGCACTATCGGTGTCGGTCACGAGTGCTCGGAGCCTGTGGAGTCTCGGTTCGGTATTCATGGTGTCCTCCGGTAATCGGTCGGGTGTTCTCTCATCAACGTCAGCTCGTCATCGGTATATGGCTCGTCATCGTCCAGCGACATGACCCCCTCGATGCTCATCTCAGCCCAATTGCTGCGCAGGAATTCTTCGTAGGCGTCGAGCGGTTTCGCCTCCTCGGTCGGTTCCGGCTCGACCCACGGGGCGACGGTGTCGGCCAGCGGCAGGAGCGGCTGATCATTGCGGGGCTTGCGGCTCGATCGGCTCATGGGTTCTGCGCCCCCTTCCACTGGACCACGTTGGAGGCTTGTCGCCAGATCGTCCGCACGTCGTCGGCGGATAGGCTGTCGTCGAACGACGGATGATCCTGCTCATGCTCGCCGTGGATTCGATCCCGGTAATATCCCGTGCCGTGGATGAACCCGACCCGCCCATCGGGATAGGCGACGATCGCGGCATCATCCCAATCCAGATCCCACCCGAAATCGCTGCCCTCGCGGAGCCAACCGAGTTGCGGGCCGTAGGGCGATGCGTGGTCCTCGATCGGGCACATGCAACCGAGGATCAGGATTTCAAATTGGGCCAGGTCCACGAGCGGGGTGATTCGATCCGCCATAAAGGCCGGGAACTTCAGGACCGGCTTGACCTCCACCAATACCGAGCTCGCCCCGATCAAGAGGAAGTCGGGAATCCACCCAGCCAGGTCGAACGGCTCGTACTCCCACCTCCATCCAATCAGATCGAAGAATGCTGCCCACTTGGCCTCGAGGCGAGATCGGAACTGCACACCGGCGTAAATCGTCGGAATGCCTTCCATTCCATTAGGTTGCGCTTTCATTCCCATGTTCTACTCCTTGTCTGTCATACAGCGATTACCGTGCGCCTCCAGAACACCGTACAGACCTTTTGACCCCGGTATGGTCGCCCCAAAAATCCTGTACGACGTGTGGGAGGGTCATAGGAATCGCTGTATTTAATACGGTGCGCCGTTGCCGTTCTGAGGTTCCGCAAGTCGCCACCATTTATGGGGTTTGAGCGATCCCGTGATGGTCCGCTCGAACTCCTCGATGCCCATGAGTCTCTTGGCCGAATACAACTGGGGTGCGGCGATCGGGGAGTCGAGCTCTTCCGCCTCGCTGCGAAGCTTGGCGACCCTGGCGGGTCCATGCCCGAGCCGGTCCAGGAGGAACCGGATGGCCTCCTGTTCCTTGGGGGTCGGTCCCCTGGAATGTCCGTTGGCGGACTCCACGGGCGCGGCGGGCGGACTGCCGTCGTATTCGTTGCCGTCGTCGCCCATCGTCACCCCGAGGGCCGGGGGATAGACGGAGAGCCGGGAGAGTGCAACCACGAGCTTCCGGCGGTTCGGCTGGTTCTCCGGGTCGGGGCACTCCATGCGGATCGTGACGCGGGTCTTCTCGTCGGCCCGCCTGCCCAGCGTCTTGCCCGCGATGTTGGTATGGGTGACGCACACGATGGCGGTCCCGGTCCGCTTGGCGATCTCCTGGAGCGGCTTGTATTGCTTCTTGGCGTCGGCCGTGTCCTGGCTCTTGGCGTCCGACGTGTTGGTAACGGTGTCGATCAGCACCATCGCGGGCATCTGGCGATTGATCCGCCGTTCGAGCTCGGCAAGCTGCTCTTCCTCCTGGAGCTCGGTCCCGCCGTATAGGTCTCCCACCGAGGTATTGAGCACGATGGCTTCGGGCGGAAACCCGAACGCCTGGGGGGCGTCCGCGAGCTCGGAGTGCTGGGAATCGGCCGGTATCCAGAGCACGACGGGGCGGCGGTCCCCGAGGTCCATCGCCTGACCGTCCGGCCAGTCCATCCCCAGCGCGATCCGCTTCGTGAGGTCCAGGCCAAGCCGCGTCTTGCCGGTGGACGGCTCGGCGGTCAGGAGCGTGAGCACCCCGAGCGGTATCCACTGCGGCCAGAGCCAGCGCGTCCCGGCATTGGCCGCGATCAGGTCCGCCGCGGTCGCGTCCCGTTCGGCGTCGAGGTCCGCCTCCGCGACATCCACGGTAGAGGGGTCGAATTCCGACGCACCCACGATCAACGACCACAGATCATCGATCGTGTTGTCCTGGTCGAGCCAGTCCGAAACGTCGCCCTTCGGCCCGACGCCGGGCAGGTCCACCAGCTTGACCGACGCGGCCACCCCGTGGAGGTATCCGCAGACCCCGCGGGCGTGCCTCTGGCCGGTCGGGTCGCAATCCGGGATCACGACACAGGTCCGATCCCGGAGCGACTCCGCATAGGACTCCCACCGGCCCGTATCGCCCGAGCCCTGCGCCGAGGTGGTGGAGATGGCGGGCAGGTCGGAAGCGGCGAAGATCGCGTTGAGCCGGTCTGCATCCTTCTCCCCCTCCACGACGAACACCGTGGAGTCGGCATGCTTGATCAGCCGGGGCAGCTCGTAGACGACGCGGCGGGTGCCCTCGAGGTCATACACCCAACCGCCCCGCCCGTCCGGCCTCCGCTGCCGGAAATCCTTCTTGCCGCTCGCCAGCCGGTAGCGGAGCACCTGATACACGACCTCGCCCAACTCGTCCGCGTAGTCGTAGACGGATTCCAGGACGCGGCCCTTGCCATCCTTCCTGGCGTCCAGCTCGACCCCGGCAAGTTCGGCGTAATGCTTGATCGTGCCGAGCCAGTCCCCGAACTTCGGCCCGCCGTACTTGAGGGCGAAGTCGAAGAGGTTGAGCGTCTCGACCACCTCGCCCTTGCTGTGGTAGATCCCGCTCGTCACGTTGACGAATGCGGAAGGGTGGATATCGGGACGGCCCATCGCGTGGCAGACCGCCTTGCCCTTGGGGTTGTAGGAGCCATCCACCCGCAGGCCGAGTTCCTTGAACTCCCTGAGCACGCCGTCCGGCCCGAGTGAAGCGAGTATCCTCCGCTTCACGTCGGGCCAGTCGGTTGGCCCGAGATGCTGGTGCGTGCCCAGCGTCACCGGGGCTTTCATTCCCATGATCGAACTCCGATCGGGTCAGAAGGGGATTTCCTCGCCCGCCATCACCGGCTGGGCGAACCTGGACGCCGGGAGCTTGGCGGGCTCGGCCTTGCGGTCGGGATTCTCGGCCGCGCGCTCCCAGAAATAACCGATCCGCTTCGGCACTTCCTTGCCGGTCGTCCAGTCCCAATAAACGTGGTCCGTCTCGGTGTTATCGATCGCCGCTTGCGCCAATTCCGCCTCGTCGTCGGGGTCGATCGGGGTGGCGGACTTGATCTTGTCGCGGGGCGTCCCGTCCGCCTTCTTCTCGTGCACGAGGTCGATCCAGCACACCTTGCCCAAGAGCGGCTCCGCGTCGAAGCCGCCGCCGCTTCGGATCTCCTCCAGGTCTTCCTCCGTGTAGGTGTGATTAATCAGCGCCCCCGCGAGTTCGATCAGCTTCGACTTCACGTTGGCCGTGAAGCTGCAGATCGACCCGACCTCGTAGGGTCGCCCCTGGCCGTCTTTCGCCGGGCCTTTCCGCTTGTGCAGCTCGAAGCTGACCAGGACTTGCTGCTTGGGCTCGCCGCCCTGGTAGCCGGGCTGCGTGCCCAGCATGTAGACGCCATTGCAAACCCCGAGGTACTTGCCGGGCGGCGGGATCTCGCGAGGTGGCCCGTCCGCGCCGCCGGTCACTGGTGCTTTCATCCCCATCTTCATTGTCCTTTCATATTGGACGTGCGAAAAAAAAGACCGCCGATACGTGGGCTGAGCACGCACCGACGGCCGAAGACACTCCGAAGAGTGGCCTTGCGAGATTGTATTGCTCTCAGCCAGCAAGCCAATCTCGATGTTGGGTCCATTAGAACACTTCCACGCTATTTGTCAACGCATGCTTTTGCATTTAGCGGGAACAGCCGTCCCGCCGCCTCGTATGCCTGCTCCTTGGTGCACAGCGGCGAGGCCATCATCATCGCGATCACGACGGCCACGCGATCGGCGTCGAGCCCGTCCAGCCCCATGCGGCCCAGGTCGCGCCGTGCCGTCTCCAGCGTCTCCAGCGTGGCGTGGATGCCGACGCCGCGTCTCGTGGCGTTCACGGTCTCCCCCCCGTCATCCAAGCCGCCCACGCGGGCTGGTGGTCGCCAGCGAACGTCCACACGATCAACCACCACATGACGGGCCTCCTCCTGCGAGGGCGACAGCGGCCATGATCGCCTTGAACGCCGCGTATGAGATTTCAATCGTGTCGTCGTCGGTTCCGTCGTTGATGGCCATCTCGCACGCCGCGAGGAAGTCCGCCCGTTCGGCCAGGATCGCCCGCACGGCCTCGATCTGGGATTCGCGGAGGGCCGTGCGTCCGAAAGTCCCCATGATGTCCAGCAGGTGCAGTTGATGCGGCGTCATGGTGCCCCCCCCCCTAAAAGCTGCTGGCGATCCGTGACGGGAGCAGGTACGGCTTGAGATCCTCGTCGAGGATGTCGCACAGGTCGTCCAGCCCGTCCCTGTTGTCATCCGGCGACATCATGACGCGCTCGAACGCCGCGCCCCTCGCCGCCTCGGTCTCCATCTCGGGCGTGATGTCGCCGGGGTCGATCGTCTCGACTGCCGGACGGGGCAACCGTGCCGCCCGTGCGCCCGCCTGAGCGGCCCGTCGCTGCCCCTCCATGAGGTCCGCTTCCAGCCGGCCCACGAGCTGGTGCATCGTGGCGAAGGCATCCATGGCCTCGCTGCCGGTGATGCCAGCCGCCCCCATCGTGCGGAGCGCGGCCTTCAATCCGTCGATGATCTCGCGTTTCTCCATTCCTACACCTCGTTGGAAATTGGGGACTTCGGGTGATCTGAAGGGAACTTGATTAACGTGGTGACGCTGCCGGTGTCTTGACCCGTTTGAGGTCTTTGCGGTGGACGGCGAGGGTTTTGCCGATGGGCGTGAGCAGTCCAAGCGCCGAAAGGTGGCCGGCCAGCCAGGCCCGATTCACCCCCAGTTCTTTAGCCGCTTGTCTGATCGACAAGTGCTCAGATTGGTTTTCCATGTGGTACTCCTTTTGGTTAGCCACTGAGGGCAGTATCCGACGATACGCATGCTTTGTCAATGACCCAGCGACGGGAATACGCCGTTTAGCGATTACGCGAGTTGGAAGTCATGTCCATCAAAGGACTTGCGAAGAGCGAGAAAATGTGATAGAGGGGGAAGTATGATCGAGTTTTGCGGCATCGAAGGGGGAGGGATGGACGTGGCGAACGAAGAAAGACCGAAGCGTGGTAAGCGCGTCTCGGAGCGCGCGTTACAGTGCTGGCTCCCGCCCGAGAAGCGGAAGGGGCTTACCAGGGTCTCGCTCGACCTGGGCGACGACGTGGAGCGTGAGCGCGTGCTGAAGCCGGGACCGATGATCGGCTACATCGCGCGATGGTTCCTGACGCTGCCGCGTGCGCGTCAATTGGAGATCGTGCTGGCGGGGCGTAAGATCGAGATCAACGAACCGAAGCCGGGCCAGCCGCCGTCAGGGCCGCCGCCCGTGTCGGGGAACCCCGACGGACGGATCAAGGGACGCGGTGGCAGGAAGCTCCCCAAGTGCAAGGGCACGAACCTTGAGAGTGTCGGGGTCCACAACGACCGCCCAGCGGGCCTCAAGCGACTCGGGAAGTGAGAGCCACTCGGCCATGTCGACGCACTCGATGAGGTCGGACTCGACCAGATTGCCGGGCGTCGGCTCGTGCACGAATCTATAGCTGTCCATGTGTCCTCCGTGGTGAGGTGCTGCACGATGTGGTGCTCGCCGCGGTGCGAGTCACGGTCATCATCATGACCTCTTAAGGCGACTTTCGCAACATCTTAACCAAAACTAACTTGCGCATGTTGACTGGTTAAGCTACGCAGGATAAAACGATTAACATTTCCTGTTAATACCCTGGACACGCCGGGCGCGTGCATGGGGTTGGGGATTCCCTGCGCGGTGGGCTTGACTTGTAGCTACCCGTGTCGTACCATGATGACGGTGACAACCGCATCGGGACCACGGGGGGCGAGATATGCAGACCAAGCCGCGACAGTTCAGGCTGGATGACGAGACGCTGAGGAAGCTCGACGAGCTTGCCGCACTCTTCGGTGGCGAGGTGAAGCCGCACTCCCGAACCGCCGTCATCAAGTACGCGATCGAGGCCATGCACTACACAAGGATGCCGAGCGGTCGCATCCCCAAGCCGAAGACCGGCCAGAAAAAATCTTGAGATTTTTCTCCCTGCCCCCTTGACTCGTAGCTACACGTAGCGTACTATGATAACAGTGAAGGACGCAACGGGGCCACGAAGGGGAGACGAGAGATGAGCAAGACGACCACCAGCAAGATCGAAGGGGCCGCGAACCTGACCGTAGCACTGGCAGCGGCGATCCTGGCAGCCAAGGCAGCCGGGATGAGCACCGAGGAGATCACGCGGGCCTTCGAGGGGATGACCGAGATCCTGAGCACGGACGAGTGACGAACGAAAAGAGGGCCGGGGGGAATGTGACCTCCCCTCGGCCCTTGGAAAGACCCCCCAACCACTACGAAGGAGAAGTCTGTGGCTACTGTAACGAATCTCAGCACCGCCCGCTACCTCGCTTCCAAGGCACTCCTGGACGGCGGATTTACTCACGAGCAGGTTGGAAGGGCAATGATGGCCCTGGATGCCTGCGACCCACTCGAAGACACGCAGCTTGACATCGAGCCCTACGAGCCGTCTCGGGAGGATTGGGACGACTATCAGGACTGGCTCGAACGACTAGAGACCGAACGAGGTTGCGGCGCGTGGGTAATCCAGCCGGTACGTTGACAACCAGGAGAGATGATGGACACCGAGTATCGTGATATCCCGGAGTTTCCAGGTCGTCGCGTTGGCAACGACGGGACGGTTTGGAAACTCACGGATGCAGCGGGATGGGAACAACTGAAAACGACCGTTTGCGGAAGTCTTCAGTATCCCCGCGTCTCACTGGGACGGGGCAAGGGCCGATATGTGCACCGCCTCATCCTGGAAGTCTTCGTCGGTCCATGCCCCGATGGGATGGAATGCCGTCACCTCGATGGCAACCCGCAGAACAACCGGCTGGACAACCTGGCATGGGGAACGCCCGAGGAAAACTGCGAAGATCGCGAGAAGCACCGAACCGAAGAATCGCGTGCCAGGCTGGGGACCGCGTGGCGTGGCAAGAAACTCTCGGAGGAGCACCGAGCCAAGATGTCAGCCGCACATCGCGGAAAGACCGGGCGGCACCATTCCGAGGAAACCAAGGCCAAGATAGCGGCCGCCAGGCGCGAATACTGGCGACTACGTAAGCAATCAGCCTGAACTGACCCGCCCCGCCCGGCCTCGCCCGCCGGGCTGATGTGTCCATAACCGAATGCGTTGGTTTGCCGCGAAGGGAGAAGGACGATGTCTTGCCCGACTTGTGATCACACGATGCAGAGGATCGAGAACGAGACATTCTGGTGTCCTCGATGCGGGACGCTCAGGCTCGGTCCTATGATCGAAATGCCCATGCTCGTCGAGCGAGTCCGCATGTTCGCGGGAACGCTCGGCCGGTCGTGGAGTGCCCTGGCCCATCGGCTTGGCATCCTGGAATCGATCGGCACGCCCCATAGGCAAGAGGCACGCCAATGAACGACCTCATCACGCTCCTAGCCACCGCGACGAACGAGCGGATCTGGCGATTTATCGGCATGGCCGATATCGACCCGTCCGCCATCGATCGCCACAAGCTGACGATCAAAATCATCGCGGACGAGCGGCGCCTTCCGGCCATCATCGAGGCCGCGGTGGCGTCCGCCGTGACGCTCCAGCGCGTCCACGATCCGGGGCGTGAGGAGTGGTACGAGACGTTGCACCAGGGGCCTATGGAGGGATGGGCAAGCAAGCCTAGGGCATCAGCCCCGCCATATCGGCCGTAAAGCTGTAGGTCGTGATCCAGTAATTCCCGACCTGCTGCGTGTGCGGGTGGACCTGGACCGGCCCCTTCGCCTGCACAAGCGTCCCGCCGGGCGGGACGCACTCGAGCAACTCGCCGGCGGCGAAGTCCTTACTGTTGGGATACCGTGTGCCGAGGATCGTGACGTAAAGCAGCCCCCGGCCATTCGAGGCGGTGAACATGCCGTCATACTGCACGATGCCGCCCACGCTCATGTACCGCTCGATCTTCCACGGGCGGCTGAATACGGTCTGAGTCGGGATGATGTCGGTGGGGAAATGGACGATGTCTGCCATGGATACCTCAATAGGGAACGGGATCGTAGACGATGAACCGCCAGCGTGCCGCACCCTCGCCTGCAAGGTCTCCCGAGCCGTCCAGGACGCACGCGCCCTCGGCCGAGTCCCACGACGCGGCACCCTCGGCCGTGAGGTCTCCCGATCCGTCCAGGACGCACGCGCCCTCGGCCGAGTCCCACGACGCGGCACCCTCGGCCGTGAGGTCTCCCGATCCGTCCAGGACGCACGCACCCTCGGCCGGGGTCGGCTCGTCGCTGATCGTGACGGTTGCCGGGCCTGTCAACGTCACATCGACCGACTTGCCGCCCGCCGTCACCTTCAGCGGCTGCGGCGTTGTCGTGACGACCGGGTGATTTGCGGAGTTGGCGGCGACCGCATACTTGGCGAGCACGATCGGCACGACCAGCAAGCCGGCCGCGGCGGTGGTGCCCGTGGCCACGACCGCACCCGATGCGTCGGAGATCGTCACGTTGACGCCGGATTCGGCCTCCACCGCGAGCGTGTAGCCGGTCGCCATGTCCTTGGCGGCCACGCTGGTGAACGTGGGTGTCGGGAGTGCACCGCCCTCGAACGTGGTGTCGAACAGCCGCACGCCGTGCGTCGGCCCGCCCCAGTTGCCCACGACCATGCTGAGGAAGCCCGGCGTCAACCCCCGCGTCTCCGTGCTGCCCTCCGTCGATTTCACGAGCGTCGTCCCGGTCATCTCCAGATCCTGCGTGTTGGACCCGTCAGCGTCCCCGAAGTTCAGGGCGATGTTGTTGCTCTCGCATGTGTTGTCGAGCCACTTCACGCCCATGCCCGCGTCGTATCGCTTGAACGTCAGCCCGAAGGCCGCGTTGGACGGCACGGCGGGATCGGGGCTCGCGACGATCGCCCTGAACAGGTTATTGCTGAACGTGATATTGCAGTTGGCCTGCTGGCCCGCGTCGTTGTAGAGGCTGATCCCCCCGCCCGAGCAATACTGGACGGCGTGGTCCGGGATGCCGGGTCCGATGCCGGTCTCGGCCACGCACGTATTACCGTCGACGACGAGGTTCCTGATCGTACCGACCCAGTTCCGCACGCGGAACGCGACGACGTTCAGGTTCTTGCCGTATTCGAGGTTGCCCCGCTCCCGGGCCTCGAGATGGTTGTTGCGGATCGAGCCGCCGTCGATGATCGCGTTGCCCGTGTCGACGAGGATGCCCCGGCCGCTGACCGGCACGATCGTGTTCTCGGACACGTCGAAATTCCTGGCCCACGGGGCGAGCCCGATCCCGTAGGAGTCGCTCCAACTCGAGTCCAGGCGGATGTCGTTCCCCTTGATCGTGATCGAGCTGAAGCTATCCATCCCGTTCCCGCCGCCGAACACTATCCCATTCTGGTGCTTCCCGGAAATCCAGTTGTCCCGGATGTCGATGGACCCGATGGACGCCATGAGGTAGATCGCGGCGTTCGCCGCCTGCCGGTTCGAGATCCGATCGACGCCCCCCACGATGTCGCAATTGGTGATCGTGGCACCCTTGGCCCAGTTGCCGTACACGATGTTCGTGTCGCAGCCGGACGCCTCCAACCGAAGCCCGTCCAGCGTCATCTTCGAGGCGTAGCCGAAGATCGCGGGCGATATCGCGGATCGTGCCCGGCCCTGCCTGATCGTGCCGTTGCGTACCGTGGCCGTCTTGTACGCGATCCCGACGCCGTTCATGCCCTGCCGGTCGCAAAACGCGGAGTCGAGCCACAGCGTGGCCGGCGCGGTCCCGAGCATGGTCACGTCGATCTTGAGCAGGACGGGGTTGGTCGTCGCGGGCGTGAAATTGACCTTCAGGATGGGACCGCCGCCGGGGTCGAGCTTGGACGGCGGGCCGGGCGTGCCGGCCGGGCCGAGCACCGCCCCCGTGACGGAGTCGATGACGGAGAGTGCGGCCTGGCATTGCCCGAACGCGTAAGACTTTGCCTGGATGCCGGCCAGGTAGGCGATGCCGGCCTGGAGGATCGCGATCGGTGCCGATACGATCGTCTGCGGTGCCCTGATGCCGACGAACCCGAGCATCCACGATCCGTACATGCCCAGCACGGCCGGGATGACCCTGGCATCCGGTGCCCTGGACACGTCCCAACCCGAGAGGTCGCCCGCCTCGAACCCGCCGTTGGCCACGACCATCGGCGGGGCGTCGTCGTAGGTGATCGCGTGCCCGCCCAGGTCGAACGTGATGTTATTGCCGTCGAGGATGAACGCCAGTCCGGGCGTGGTCACGTCGACCATGAGTTGATACATGGCCCCCGCCGTCGCGAGATGGTACGGCGGCGTCTTGCCGGCCAGCCACGCGGAATCGACGTTGACGATGGTCATTTGAGGCTCACCACGAGCTTGCCGGCGGCGACCTCGAAAAGCTGGTTGGCCGCGACCGTCTCGGGCTCCGCGAGCGCCCCGAAGATCCACGGGTTGCCGTCCGTCTCGGCATCCCAGAGCGAGACGTGCGTGATGGTCTCCGCGGCGGGGCAGAGCGGCCACTGGAGGGCCGACGTGTTGAGCCCGCCCGCGTCGAGCGTCACGGGCACCCGGAGCGATTGCGCCGCCGCGTTGGCCGTGCAGTCTGGGCCGGGGTCGCCCGTGTGGAGTGCGGCGAACTTGCCCGATGCGATCTTGCCCCTGGCGAAGCTGGAGAGCGGCATGATATCGGTTTCCTTAATAGTGTGGGAAGGCGGCGCGGATTCGCCCGCGGGCTCGCTGGCAGAGGATCGCGGCCGAGTTCGGGGCCAGCCCCTCGGCCCGCGAGATCGAGGCCGTTTCCTCACCCTCGGCATGGTGCCGCCAGAGCATGCGAGCGGCCCGCTCGTGCACCGCGGCCAGCATGGCCTGGATGTCGAGCCCGTGCGTCACCTGGACGGCCCGGGACGCGACGTGGGGCAATCGGAGGTTGTCCCGCCTCCGATGGTGCCGCCGCTCGTTGTGGGCCACCCGGCGAGCCCCGTTCTCCCCGGCCCGCCGCCACGGGCGATCGGGACGAGTCAGGATCTCCAGCGCGGCCTCCTGGACGCAATCTTGCCACTCCTGCGAGCCGCGGAACCGGGCCGCGCAGGATCGGGACATCTTGAGGAGATCGAGGCCGGTCATAATGATGACAACGAGATCCAGAACGGCCCCTCATCCTCGATCGGCGTGAACACCGCGCCCGCGACCGTGCCGACGACGAGGAGCGCGCAGCCGTCCACCCTCGCCGCGGCCGGGATTATCACGGCCTGGAGGTGGGGGAATATCGTATCCCGGTACATGGGGCACGCGAACCGCTTCGGGTCGAGCACCTTCACGGGCGGTGCGGTAGCCTTCACCGTCCAGTCCCACCAGCCGCCCGAGGTCCGAACCGCGACGGACAGCGGGCGCGTGTCGTATTTCGCGTAGGGCAAGTCGCCGGGTGCCATGTTTAATCTTTCAATGAGGAGGGGAGATGCGAGATGATCGAGGAACTGCACGAGACGAGAGTGTTGATGTTGCTGGTAGGCTGCGTGGCCTGCCTGATGTCGATCGGTTTCACCATCTGGAACGCTTACGGGGGACTGATATGCGACGTGGTTTCACGCTCATTGAATTGCTGGTGGTAATCACGATCATCCTGCTCGTGTCCGTCGTGGCCCTGCCGACGATCGTGACCAGCCTGGGCGAGCGGTCGGTCCTGTCCGGTGCCCAGGCATTGCAGGGTGCACTCGTGGCCTGCCGGGACGCTGCCACACGCGACAACTCGCCGCATGGGCTCAGGCTGGAGTTGGACCCGTCGCTACCGCCCATGCTGCTCCCGTCGGGCCAGATCGACCCGCTATCGACACTGGCCTCGAACCGATGGACGTCGATGGCGACGGCCCCCGACTACACGGATGGGCTTTGCTCCGCTTATCCCGCCGAGACGTATCCGGCATGGATGCGGCCGGTGACGTGCCTCATCCTCGAGGAACAGCCAGGGCACTGGGAACAATCCGGCGGATCGTGGGTGTTCATGACGAACGACCCGGCGAACTGGTGGCACAACATCAGGATCGGAGAGCGGGTCAGGATAGGCGACGTGGGTCAGCCGCTCACGATCTGCGGGCCACGGTTCCCGGAGACGGCGGGTGGATTGCTGTCGTCGGAGGGATTCACGCAGGGCGTCCTGCCCGGGACTCCGGCCTTCACTCGCACCTACACCGCACCCGATGGCACCACGACGACCACGGCGAGCCCGCAATGGCTGATGCTGGTCAATGGCCTGGATGACAACAATGACGGCTTCGTAGACAACGGCTGGGACGGGATCGACAACGACGTGGCCAATGGGGTGGATGACCCCGCGGAATGGGAAACCGAGCGATGGACCGCCATATACACGACAGGTTTCGACGGTAAACGCTACTCGATAAGTCGCCGCCCCGTGCCGTCCGATGTCTCACGAACCTCCGCGCTGCCGAGTTCCGCCGTGATCGACTTGACGACGGCGCTCCCGGCCGCGGGATATGAATCCCGCGAGCGGTCCAGGGTGCCGATCGACCCCACCACCGGCAGTGTCGTGATCATGATCCGCCCCGATGGCAGGCCGGAATATGACCTCCCCTGGGGCGTGCCGTCTTCGGTGGGCCTGGATCGCTCGTGGTGGCATTTCTGGATCACCGACCGCTCGTCGCTCAAGGCTCCCTCGCCCGGCACCTCCTGGAACCTCCTGCCCGATTTCGGCGGGGCTCACAATCGGGTCGTGTCCGTCAACCGCACCGGGAAGATTTCCGTGATCGACCCGGGGACCGCGTTCGACGCCTCGGGTGCCGGGCTCAGGGGCCGTCTGCCTTTCATCGCGATCGAACAATGAAGGAGACAGCATGACCGACCTTGAAATATTCCTGGCGATCACCACTTGTCGAGTGGGCAATGAGAAGACGCAACCCACGCTTTCCACCCGCCGGCGCACCCGCAAATAGTACATCGGCCTTGGGCGTGGTCGAATTTCTCGCAGCCGTGGCAGATCGCGATGCGCCGGCCCTGTTCCTCGTCGCTCGCCACGGCGAACCCGCTGGCGACGAACGCGGCGGCAGCCTTCACGGCGTTGCCCGCCATCGCGGCATAGGACGGATACGCGGGCGGCTCGTACCCGATCGCGTCGGGCATGGCCAGTCGATTGCGGGCGTGCGTCTTCTGCGATTCGTCGCCGGATTCCAGCCATCCCGTCAGCATCGCGTGGTTTTCGGGGGTCATTCCGTCAACGTCCCATTCCCGCCGAGTTCCGTGTTGCACGAGCCCGCCGGCACGGTGATCGTGGCCGCGAATGACGGCGGGCATGTGGTGATGGACCACGTCACCGCCCCGCACGAGACGCCGTCGCGCGTGATCGTCATGACGTTGGTCGCGACGGTGAGCGTGATCACATAGGCGTGCCCCGATTGGCTAAAGCTGGATGTCCATGCACCGCCGCTGAAAGTCAGCGTCTTCGTGCCCGCGGATGGGAAGGTCGCGTGGAGCGTGTTCGAGATCGGCAGCGTACAGGCCGAGTCGCAGGTATACCCCGACGCAGCCGGGAGCATGGACAGGACCGTGGTAGAATTGGCCGTCAGCGAGAGCGACGAGCCATAGGCGGTCAGTCGCCCGGTCGCCTCCGTCGCGGTCACGTAGCATGAGCATGACCCCGACCACAGGAGAGTCACGTTGCCGCCCGCGTCCGTCGTACCGCTCGCCAGCAACGTCCCGCCCGAAGTGTCATAAACATTGACCGTCGCGCCCGACAGGACGAGCGAATTACAACCATTGACCGTGAACGTCTGGCAGCACGTCGTGGCCCCGTAGGCGGGCGAGGTGATGGTCGAAGTGCCCACGAACGTCAGGGTGAAGGCCAAGTTGAACGGATTGCATGTCGCCGTGCCGATCGCGCTGTCGCATCCTATGCCCGTATTATTGCTGCAACAACGGCTGTCGACCACGGAGCCCGAGCACGTATGGCCGGTCGTGATGACGACGCGAATGACGGTATACCCGCCACTGCACGTGAGCCGGATGGACGCGGAACTGCCCGCCCCTCCGCCCCCCATGTCCATGCAGCCCGACAGCCAATCTCCCGTGCCCGGCCGATAGCGGAGCGTGATAGACCCCGGGACGTTCCACGGCGATAAAGGGCCGTCGCCGGCCCATGTAAACGTCAAATCCGCCTTCGGGATGTCGCACGGCCCGCACGTCAGGCAGCACGCGCCACAACCAGTACCCGCACAACCGCAGTTCTGGATATCCCACGTCGAGAAGCATGCCATCTAGCAACTCTGGGCGACGGCGGTATAGGTGCCGTCGCCGTTGGGTGCCACGATGATCCGCTTATTCGCGGTCGCGACCGTGGCAACGTCCATCCGATTGTGGACCGTGGCATCCGTCCTGATCGTCGTCAGGGTGCCGCCCACCATGGCCTTGATGGTCTGCGCCGTCACGTTGCCGTTGGAACTGATCACGACCGGGTCGATGATGTAGACCGCCGTCGTGTTGCCAGACGCGCCCGGCCCGCCGCCCTCGCCGGACCTCACCTGCTGCTCCAAGTCCTGGATTCGCTGCTCATCCTTGAGGATCTGGGCCTGATAAGCCTTCAGGATGATCTCCAGACGCACGACGCGGCCTTCCAGGTCGGTGGCCATTAGGATTCGCCCCCGTCGAGCCCGCGGGACTCACGCAGCGACCCTCGAGACGCGGCCCGTTCGCGGCGTGCGGACTGTGCCGCCAGCGCGGCCTCCGAACCGTCGCTTTGGTTCGTCGCGGCTCCCAGCGTCTCGCCCTCGCCCGACGAGCCGTCGCCCTCGTTCGTGATCGAGCCGAGGATGTCGCCCTCGGATTTCATCGCGGCCTTGCTCGGTCGTGCTGGGTCTCGCCCGGAGAAATCGTCCCCGGCGAACGTCGGCATTCCCGACGCACCGTCGCCGTTGCCGCCCGAGATCCCGCCGTCGCCGCCCATGCGGGACATGCTCTGATCCGTGAGGTCCGCCGCCGCGTTGATCGCGTTGGTCTGATTGCGCCCGCCACCATGCCCATAACCCGCGCCTGCCGCATACGGGATCGGCCGATACAGCCGATCGCCCGAGAACGGCTTGCGGCGTGTGCTGAACCTCAGCTTCATGACCCACTGGATGGACTTGTTTTGATACTCGATGCTGACGCCCTTGACCGGCGCGGCCAGCGACTCCCAGCCGGTGGTGCCGCCGCCAGCGATGGCGATATTCAACGCCTTGCCGAGCGTCAGCCAGCCGAGCGACTTGCCGTAATACGTCAGCGAGCCCTCGATCACGGTATCCTTGACCGCGTCGAGCTTCTCTTGCGCCAGGATGAGCATGTTCGTCAGGTCGCCCGAGTCGAGCCAGGCCGGCACGTCCACGTACATGGTCCGCTGGATGCCATCCACCGTGTACGCGGTCCCCTCGTAGGAACTGGTCGGCTTGGTCGCCGTCAGGGCTCCGCGGGCGTAGGGGACGAGCACCTTCACGTCGCCCGGTGCCGGCACGCTCGAGCCGCCCGCCGTCATGGTCGCGGTCGAGGCGTACACCGAGGGCACCGGCTGGTAGAACATGATGTAGCCGTTAATGACCCCGATGGTGACGTTCGGGGCCGACGTGTAGCCGCTGCCCCCGGTGTCGAGCGTGACCGACGTGATGACGCCCGAGCCGTTCGAGGTCGCGTGCGCCGTCGCCCCCAGCCCGCCGCCGCCGAAGATGCTGACGGGTATCGTGCTGGAACTCGGCGTGTACCCGGTACCGCCCGAGAGGCCGGTGAACCCCGTCACGGCACCCGCGGAGAACGTCGCCGTCACGGTCGCCTGCGAGGTACAGGCGGAGCCGTCATAGATGACCAGCTCGAAGCCCAGCGGGAATTCGTTGAACGGTGCCGCGCCTGATGCGCTCCAGCAGACGTTCGCCATCGGGGAGAATGTCTGGGTCGTCACGCCATCGGCCGGGCTCCACGGCACCGAGTGTTGGAATCGCCTGGCGAGGTGCTGGGCGATCCACGTCGGCACCACCGTGAACTTCCGCCACACCAGCGACAGGGCCGTCCTGGTGCCCCTGATGATGTACTTGGTGTATCCCGAGTTCGCAAGCGCGTGGTCGAGCGTCAAGACCGACGTGCCGCCCGCCGACAGGCTCGTGCAGGCCGTGATGGTCGCCTGCTCCTGAAATGTGATGCCCGCCGCCACCGGATTGATCGCGAATACGGTCGCCCCGATCCCGTTCCAGAAGTTCGTGACCCAGGTCGCCGTCGCGTCGTCGCTCGCGACCGTCAACGTCGTGGAGGTCATGCTGTTGATGACGCCGGAATCGCTCGCGCCCTTGGGCCTGAGGAAATCGGTGAGCGTCCACGCCGATTGCTGCGCCGCCGTCCAGCCGGCCTCGATCGTCTTGTGCACGAGGCTCAGGTAAGCCCCCTGGATGTCCGCCGCGCCCCGCACGATGACGCGGGTGTAACACTCCTGATGATTCTTGGAAATGGAGTCGAGCGTGATCGGGTCGGAATCGAGCGTCAGGGTCGTGGCCGAGAGCGTGAGGGTGTTCTCGATGTGGAACTTCCCGTCGACCGCCGACACGTAGCACGAGAATTTCGGTGCCCATTGCGAGACGAGGTCCGCCACCGCGTTCATGAGCCGTCCAGACACCACGATCGCCTCGTTCGGCACCACGGTCAGGGCGGCGAGTTCCGCGGTGGAGTAGGGGGGGCTCCCGAACATGCCCGCGGTGCTCAGTTGCGAGGCGTGCTGGATGAAAATCTGGGTCAGGATCTGCCCGAGCGTCTTGCCCGCACTCGTGCTCAGGTAATCGGGGTTCGTCTGGGGCAGGTTCCACGACATCGCCCCGCTGCCGTCGCTGGCCGCGATCCAGATATTGTTGACCAGCCACCGCAGCCCGACCGCGTTGTAGGTGACGTGGATCGGCCCGCCGCCCATGCTCGACGGGTGGGCGCTCGTGATCGCGCCGAGGAAGTAGGACGTGCCGTCGATGATGAGTTCGCACGACTGCCCGAGCGAGTACGTGCCCGGCCCGCCCGCCACGCAGAGCTGAGTGAACGTCAGCCGGTCCGCGTCCTCCGTCGAGAGGTCGAGCGAGCCGAGCGTGATTTTCGCCGTGACGCGGTTCACGGTCGAGCCGTTGATTTTTAGGACTGTGGCCAGCGGTTACTCGAATCGACTCTGAGACTGCTGCGAGCCGCGATTGAGCCCGTGATGGACGCCAGCCCAAATGTCCTTGCGGGTCTGTTCGATCGCCTGCGCCATCGCTTCGTCGAACGTCTGCGACATTTGGAGGCCCATCTCGAAATTGCCCACTAGATGCTTGGCGATCATGCCCTGTTCCTTGGCGCTGAAGCCTTGCGTATTCTGCTGTACCATGCCGAGGGCTTCGCTCTGCTGCGCCTGCTGCGCGGCCCGGTTCATCGCCATCGGGTCGGCCTGCTTCGCCGCCTTCGCTTCGTTGCGTTCCATGTCCTTGGCGACCTTGGCGGCATCCCTCGCGGCCTTCTCGTCAGCCTGGCGGGCGTACTGAGCGGCCTTGTTCTCGGCCCCGACCTTCTCTTGCTCTTCCCGCTTCGCGTCCCGCCTGGCCTCCGCGCCCAATTCCTGCATCTGTTCGGCAAGATGTTCCGCACCCTCGCCCGCTATCCGCTTCTCCTTGGCCCGCTCTCGCCGCTTCACTCCGGCATCATGCGCCCGCTGGCCGAAATGTTCGGCCTCCTCAACTTCGTCCTGGCCCGCCCGCTCCGCAGCCTCGAATCTCTCGGGTTCGACCCCGGCCAGATCCTCGGCAAAACCCGCCGGAAACTGCCCCGGCCTTTTCTGGGCCATCCCGATAACCTGGGCGCGGGCCGATTTGTCGATGCCGAGTCGCCCGATGATCTTGTTGACTTCTTCCTTGATCTTCTGCCCCCACTGGCCGGACAACTCGCCGCCGGGTTCGACCTTGACGAGATCCTCGACGCTCATCGTGACCACGCCGGTCTCCTTGAATTCCTCCTCGATCATCTGCACCGCGCGGGCCTCCGCTCGCGCCACGAGTTCGGACTGGACGCCCTCGATCACCTTCTTGGCGGGCGCATCCTTCAGCACGTCTTCGACCCGCTTTTTCGTCGCCTCCTCGCCGCCGGTTTGGAGGTTCTTGAGCCTTTCAACCTCCGCGGCCAGCTTCTGGACCTCGGCCGCAGCCGCCTTGGCCTTGTCCGCATCCATCGCGCCGAAGAACTGACTGACGAGCGGTATTACCGCGCCGAGCCCGACCGAGATGACGCTGACCACACCCGCCAGGCCGGCCCCCATGCCGAGCCCGGTGAGCAACACGGGGATATTGTTCTGGACGCTGCCGAACGCCCTCGAAAGCCCGCCGCCGCCGGAAAGGACCGATGTGAAATCCTGGACCGCATAGCTGGTCTGCAAGATGCCCCGGCCGAAGCTGCTATTGGCCTTCGTCGCCTCCCCGTGCGCGTCCGCCGTGGTTACGATGCCCTTCGAGAGCAACCATTGCGCCCGGAGTTCCTCGTCCAACATCTTGTTGGTATTTTGCTGCGCCACGATCGCCGTATTTGCAGCAATAACCTGCTCATTCTTGCGTCTGACTACCTCATCCGAGGTAGTGATCTCCATCACTTTGAATTGCTCGACCTTATTTTCTAATACCTCATACGATCCCTCTAGTTCGTAAATCTTGCCCTTGATGACATCGAGCTTCGCCGCAACGCTTTGCGGGTCGGGCTCGGTCTTGATCTCCAGCAACAGCCTGATGATTTCATCGTCTACACTCATGATCAAGCCACCGTGAAAGCGAAATCGGTCGTTGCGGCCTGGTCGTAGAACGCCTCAATCTTGACCGTCTGGTATCCCGCGTTGTTGAGCGGGAGGTCGTCGGCCACGCTCGCGACGTAACTCTTGGTCTTCAGGTCGATGGTGGTTGTCAAACCTGCGGTGCGAGCCCAGGCGGACGTGATGGTGAGCGCCGTCTGCGCCTCGAGTGCGGCCCTGAGCGTGGACGAGATGTATTGGAGCTTGACGTCGAGTTCCATGTCACGCCCGCAGTACACGATCGCCGTGACCCACTGGTCCTCGTCCCACGTCCCGTCCAGGACATTCTTGAGGCTGAACCCGAGCGAGCTGTATTTCGTGATCACGCCGCCGATCGACAGCAGCCCCTTGCTCTCGTAGTGCTGATAGGGCGTCTCGGCGGGGAACACCGTCGTTGCCGGCTCGGTGAGCGTGACCGGCGTATCCTGCTTCTGCCCCATGAAGCCGATCGTCATCGGCAGATAGTCCTGGGTCGCCGTGCCGGTCGCCGCGAGGCTCTGGACGGTGCAGCCGAGGAATCGGTGTTCCGACACCGTATCCCAGTAATCGACCGTGTACGAGGGCAGCGCGTTGGAGGTGAGCGTCATCGCGGCCTCGAACATCTTCGCCGCCTGCGTCGGGTAGAACAGGGTCGAGATGTTGCCCGCCACGACCTTGCGGTTGGCCACGACCTGGCGCTTGCGGTTGCCGCCGTCCGCCGATCGGATGATCTGCCGTTGGGGCGTGGCCCTGATCGTGCAGGCGTTGTTGCCCGGCAGCCTCAGCCAGTTGATGTTGGGGGCGGTCGCGGACGCATCGAACGTCCCGAACGTCGCTTCCTTCGTAAGCCTGACCCACTGTTGAGCGCCCCAGGCCATGATCGTGACTCCTTATGGTGTATCGATGAAGAGCAGTAATTCGAGGTCGCCAACGGCCCCGAGCATGGCCGAATCGCGGTCCTTGTCCTTGAGCGGGATGCCGAACGCGGACAGCTTGAGCGTGGGGCGGACGATGCCGGCCCCGTTGATGATCGCCTCGACCGCGGCACGCCGGGCCGGGTTGGTCGGCCACAGTGCGCGGCGGACGCAGCCCCAGAAGTTCATCAGGTCGTCGATGTCCGTACCCTGCGTGGCCAGCCGGATCACCACCGAGATCGGCATCCGATGCTGGCCCTCGCACTCCCAGCGGCTCGTGAGCGGCTTGGGCACGATCTGCAGGTAAGGGCACGTCGAGACGGTCGGCATCTGCGTGTCTTCCGCGGAGCCCGTGTACGAGTTGTACCGCTTCACGACGCTGTGCAAGATCACGTCATGTTTGAGCACCTTGTCGATGGCGCGGAATGCGATCGTCTCCTCAACGTCGGGGAGTCGGAGCCTCGATAGCGAGAATGGCATTAAGCCCGCCCCACGAGTTTGAGCGCGAACGTGTGCAGCGCGGCCTTGACGCGGGCCATGCCCTGCGGCCTGACGTGGCGCAGGTCGCGGATCGGCAAATGTCCCCCGCCGTGGAAGTGCATGGGCAGCAGCGGGCGTCCGTCCGTCGTCAGCACGTCCTCCCACGCCCCCACGGCTTCCCAGCGGTTGTCCAGGTGGAAGTGGCCCGTCTTGAACGCCGTGATGGCCCGCGACTCGATCCCGCGGGGCAGCAGCGGAGGCCCCGACAGCTCGCGATACCACGAGGTCGTCAGGTTGTTGTTCGCCAGGATCGTGTGATTCGGCTTGCCGCTCGGGTTCGGTCGGTACGTCACGGGCGCGAGCGGGATTCCCCAGCCGTCCTGGCCGGCCAGCCGCGCCTCGCGATTGTCCTCCTCCATGATCGCCCGCCACTGGATCATGAGCGGCGTGAAGTCCACGTCGGACAGGCGCAGCGTCCCCATCCGGGCGACGATCCTCTCTAATGGTGTGATGTCTACTTTCACGACGGGAACCTGAACTTGAACGCGGGTGGGGTCGGCATGGGGAGCGCCACGGACGGGGCCGCGAAATTGAACAGCATGGTCGGCTTCTGCCACCGATGTGGACGGCTGGCGAGCTTGGCCCGCGCCCGGTCCATCGCGGCCAACTCGCGATCCGTGAAGTCGGGCTTCTCGGCCTCACCTGGCATCGAGATACGCCTGCCAGAGTTCCATCGAGTACGAGCCGGGCGTGAGGTCGAGTGTCAGCCCGATCGTGACGCCGTTCGCTTCCCACCACGCGACGCCTTCCGGGGTGGCGTACAGGTCGGAGAGCATCCTGGCACTCGCGAACTCGGGCGGCAGGATGTCGAGGATTCTGGGGGGTAGCGGGCCGTCGAAGCCCATCTTCGGCCAGACCTTGTAACCGACCATGTCGGGGTCGTCGATCGAGCCCGCCGCCGCCAGCGTGATGCTCGAGACGCCCGCCTCCTGGCCCGCCGCGATCTGCTCGGCCAGCACGTCGGTGCCGATGCCTTGCCCCTGGAGTTCCGGGGCAAGCTCGAACAGGACGTTCTGGATCGTGATCTCGCCGTTGTACACGGAAATCTGCCGGATGATGTGGACGCCCTCGGCCACGGTGTCGACCAGCACGCTACCCGGCAGCCAGCCGGGCGTCACCGTCGCCGTCATGCCCGCCTGCGCGCCCGCCAGGGTCGCGGCGAGTTCGGGCGTGGCGTCTGGCCCGAGCACCCTCGCCAGGTTCGCCATGGTCTCCTCGACCAGCCCCTCCCCGATCACGACGTTGGCCCGCGTCATCGGTGGCGTGAACGTCACCGGGTCGAACCCGAACGTCGGGCCTGGGCGCGGGGTCGTGACGGTGCCCCAGCCGCTCCACGTGCCACGCGAGATCGCCTCCTCGATGTCGGCCGCGGTCCCCACCTGCAGGTCGTAGTGATGCCCGTCGATGTCGATCCCGGTGGTCGGACCCAGCAAGAGTTCCGGCTCGCTCGCCCCGCCGTCCAGGTAATCGGCCCACCAGTCTTCCGCACGGCTCTTGACCTCGAACAACATGAGCGGGGACAGTCCGATCACGTCGCGTTGCGGCAGGTGCGGCCCGCCAGCACGGTGATATGCCAGGATCTCGCCCCACGAGTCGCCCGAGACATCGTCATACGCCCACCAGCAGACCACGCCGCGGGCGCCGGGCGTCGGCTCGGCCCGGAACATCGACCGCGTGCGGGATCGCGAGTGCGCCGGCTGGAGCGGCGGGGCTTCCGGGTCGGCCGGTCCCATGGCGCTCCTGCGGTGCCGCTTCGTGATCTCGGCCAGTTCCGCCATCGGGTTGCCGTACCGATCCAGCCCCATGATCAGCTCTTCCTCCTTCGCCTCGATGACGAACACCGCGACCGCCGTCCAGTAGGCGATGCGATCGCCAAGCGGGGCTCGTCGCACGGCCCACGGCTCGATATTATCGATCTTGAATGAGGGGCCTATCGCTGGCATGGGAAGAGACGACCGCTGAACCACGCGACCGACCAGCCATGCCGCACGCCATCGTCGTCGGTCCAGGTCACGACGATGCCCGAATATCGCCCGCTCGTGGTGTACTCGGCCTCCATCATCCATACCTCGTATTGGTCGTCGAGAGTGCGATTGCGTACTCTGCCCGCCCGTCCGCGTTCGTGTCGATCTCGGCCACGACCATGGAGCACTCGGTGTAGGCCCGCTTGAGGAAATAGGTGGACAGTTCCACCATGTCTTTCCCCTGCTGAGCCCTGAGCACGAGCGAGATGGCGTAACAGGCGCAGGCCCGCACGATCGCGGACCCCTGCGGCGTCGTCAGCATGAGGTAATTCGATGACAGGTAGCCGGCCAGGGTCGTATCCATCGCGAGCCCGTTGGTCGAGCCGCCCCACGTCCAGTACGTCTGGGTGGACACGAACCCGCGGGACGGGGCGGCACGCAGGATAATCCCGTCCATCCACTGGCGGGCACGCTGCCGCTGCTCCGCGAATCCCGTCTGATCCTCCGATTCGCTCTGGAACTGCTGGAGCCAGTTGCACTCGGCTGACATGTCCTCGTAGGTGCAATAGACGACGGGAGCCACGCCCGCGCCCGCGATGACCAGCACTTCCACCGAGTCCCTGAGCAGTTCGTCCACGACCGAGCCGCGCGTCGCGATGACCCGCACGCGGTAGACGCCCGCCGTGAGGGTCGCGGTGTCGGCCGGGACGAAGTTGAGGGACCATTTCGCCGTCGTGGCGTCGGTCCAGGTCGCCGCGGGGCTCGCGACGATCATCTGGGTATCGCCGGGCCACAGCTTCGCCGTTAGCACGTCGGTATTGAGGTAGACGGCGCTCGGCGTCTCCAGGTCCGTCTGATAGACCTGGAAGGGGAACGATTTCGTGGTGCCTTGCGGTACCTGGCCGATCATAGTTGCACCGTGGTATGCTGCCCGCCGAACGTGTCCGCATCGACCTGGACCGTGACGTGCTGACCGCCGAATACGTTGGCATCGATCAGGACCGTGGAGTGCTGCCCGCCGAACGTATCGGCGTCGATCTGCACCGTGATATGCTGGCCGGGGTCGAGCGGGGGGCCGGCCAACACGCCCAGCATGTTCAGGTTGAGCAAGAGGGGGATTAGCATCAGACCTCGATGTAAGTCACTTCCCCGCTGATCGCGATGGCGGCACTATTGTTGATGTCCAGGGCCTCGCCCGAGACGGTCTGGAAATGCCCCACCGGGCAATAGCCGCCGCCGCAATCCTTGAACTGCGTGCAGTAACTCAGGCCCGAGATGTCCGTGGGCGTGACGTGGCTCTGCCATTTCACGTTGGTCGTGCCGTTGCTCGTCACCCGCCACCGCAAGACCCTGATCCGCTTGCCGCCCACGAGGGCAACCACGGTCGTTGCACCGCTCGAGGATGTGCTGAACGTGGCGAACTTCGGCGTCAACGCCGTCGTGCCGCTGTAGATCGTGCCGGTCTCGTCGCTGCCGCTGATCTGCCCCAGCAAGTTGGTACCGGCCGGGAGTGCATTGGTGATGGCCGTTACCGCCGAGACGGTCGTTACCGTCGTGACCGTGCCAATGTTCCAGGTGCCGCTCTGGGTCGCCGCCACCGTGCCCGAGACGGGTTGCGTGGCCTGCCAGAACGTACCGCTGACGGGTTGTGTCGCCTGCCAGAACGTCCCCGTGACGGGAAACGTGCCGCCGGCACCCGTGACGGTCCATGTGCCCGCCTGGGTGGCCTGGACGGCGAACGTGCCCGCGTTGGTCACGGCATGAGACGGCACGCTCGCCAGACTCACCGGCTGCGTGGCCTGCCAGAACGTGCCCGAGACGGGTTGCGTCGCCTGCCAGAACGTCCCCGTGACCGGCATGGCGCCCGTCAGGAGCGACTCCGCGCCCAGCCCGCCGAGGTCGACCAGCACAACCTGAGACTCGAAACCCCCCTTGGTCTCGGTCCTGGCGGTCTTCCCGCCCGATCCCAGGTTGAGTTCGACATTCGACATCAGAATTCCCCCGTGAAGACGGTCGCCCCGCCCGCCGCCGGGTCCGCGTGCTGGACGGCCCCGATATCCTCGTTGGTCGTCTGGCCGTAACACCCGATCCCGTCCGCCCGCACCGCCGCGCCGCCGCCCGCCGTATTGTTCGGGCTGAAGTCGCCGCCGGCCTGGTTGGCGTAGGGGTCGGCCGAGAGCGTGATCAGCCCGACGTTGGCCCACGGTGTGCCAGAAACATGCGTCGTGTTGTTGTAGACGGCGCAGTTGAGCAATTTCGACTGGGCCGTGACCGTAAACCCCTTGGCCGAGCCGCCGCTGCAATTGGTCGCCAGGCAGTTGACCGCGGTATTGTCATTGCTCATGTTGTACCCCGCGGTCGTGCACGAGTCGGCCGTACAACAGGCCCAGAGTGCAGACGAGGCGGCGCAGCCCTGCACACACGCGGTCATCAGGCACTTGAACAGTGCCGTCAGGTTGCTGAAGCCCAGCGTGCACGAGTCGGCCACGCAGTATGCCGCCTGCCCGGCCCCGGAAAAACCCGTGGTGCAGGCCGTCGCAAAGCAGCGGACGAGCCCGGCGTTGCCGGTCGTGAGGAACCCGATGGCCCCCGCCTGGTTGCAGTTGATCGCCACGCAATCGACCGCGCCGCACCGCAAGTTGCCCACGTCGAAGCCGCCCGCATTGGCCTGGCTGTTCCCGTCAACTTTGATATTAATGAACTCCTGCAGGACCGTCCCGCCCGCGTTGTGGACGAAGGCGTAGGTGAGCGAGCCCGGCGCGGTGTTCCATTGGACAACCGGCCGGTTCGCGGTGCGGTCGCCCCGCGTCGCCTCGTAGCCCTCGATGCTGGCGTTGAGGTTCGCGACCCCGATCTTGGCCGGCCCGGCGGCTCCCACCGTCGCCGTCGTGAGGCTGTAGGGGGTGGCGTTATACTTGAGCCAGCCCTTCATGCCCGAGACCGCTATCACCGCCGCCATCTGGCCCGGCGTGGCGAACGCACCGCCGATATGTAGCGTAACGCCCGTGCCCGCCGTCAGGCCGTTGGTCCGGTCCACCACGATCGCGGTCGCACTGGTCCGCGAGATGATCTGGTACCAGGCCGCGACAACCGCACCCGTCCCGCCCTGGACGTATACGAGATTGCCGACGACATCCGTCCCGAACGCCGCCGTTGCGCTCGTGATCGTGGTCGTGGCGTTCGTCACGCCGTCCGTCACGCTATACTGCGCCGAGTCCTGGAGGCTCCAGTCGGTGCCGGATGCCCCGGTGACGAACCCGCCGCCATTGGTGTCGCTGCCGCCCTGGCGGCATTCGAGCACCGTATTGGCCGATATTGCCATTTACGAGCCCGCCCCCGCATTGATGAGGTTGATCGAGCCGACGAACAGAGCCAGGTCCTGCTGGATCGGGTCCGTGAAGTTCGTCGTGATCAGGTTGTTCATCGCACTCGTATAGGCGATGACCTTGTCGGCCCGCACCGCCGCCGCGCCCACAAACCCGCCCGAGCCCAGCGGCACCATCTCGCTGCCCGTGAGGGTCGCCATGATGCCGGCCACGGAATCCGCGGCCGGTGCCGCCATCGTTGAGGCCGCACCAGACGGGCTGGCGAGGTACTGCGGCACCACGGTAAGCTTCGCCATCGCGAGCGATCGGGCCAGCCTCAGCAGCGCCGGCCGCAATGCGGGGTCGTTGAAGGCCAACACCATATCCTTCTGCGGCTGGGTCAGGCTCGCCCACGTCGCCATCAACCACCTCCTCTCGGGGGCAAAAACCGGGGGCCGGATCGAATCCGCAACCCCCGGTGGACGGATCAACGCTTCTGGCAGCAACGCACGTAATCGACCGTCAAGGTTTCGGCCGCGCCCGCGCTCTTGCACCCGAAGATCACGCCCATCTGGGCGAGCGAGGCCAGGGCCAGCGACTGCGGCGGATTGACCGTCCTGGTGCCCGCCGTCTCGTCCACGACCCACGCCGTGACCTGCGCCGTGGTGCCGTCGCCGGAATCGATGTGGAAGCCGGCCTGATACCACTGGGCCGCGACCTGCGTGATCACGGTCGCCGTCTTCGTCTGCGCCGTGCTGTTGCTGGTCATGAATCCCAGCGCCAAGCTCGCGGGCAGGCAGTAGAACAACGCCATGGAGCCGGTGTTGACCACCACGCCCGTGGAATCGGTGATCAGGGTCGCCGTCACGTTGGACGACAGCCCGAAATACTGCATGCCGGCCGAAGTGCCCGCCTTGTACCGAATCACGAACCAGATCGGCTTGTGACTGGCCGGCAGGAACAGCTTCGAGCCGAACAGCAGGTGATAATCGTTGGCAGCCGCCGCGGTGACGATATCGATCGTGCCGCCGGGGGCCGCGTTGATCGTGTTCGTGCCCGTGCCGGCATCGTCGAGGCTCGTCCACGGCGTCAGGGCGATCGGATTGGCGAAATCGTCCCCCACCTCGAACATCTCGACCGGATTATAAGTCGTCGGATACATGGAAGCCCTCCCTTATGCGTTGGTGGTGTAGATAACACCCAGGGCCTTGCTGTCCTCAGCAAAGACCTGCGCGCCGTGGAGGAGGAGTCCGCGTACACGAGTGGCAAACGTGGTTTCCAGGCGCATGACCTCGAGCGTCGATGCCGGAATCTGGGCCGCGTAGCAAACGCGCTTGCCCTGGCCGTAGACGTTGGCCCAATACGTGCCGTTGTTCGGCAGGTTGTTGGACACGTACAGGTCGAAACCCGCCGCCTGGCCGATGAATCCGAGCCGGGACGCGTCCGACACGCCGAGATTGGCCGAACGGACGATCGCATCGCCCATGTCGGTGGCACGGATGAAATACGTGGTCGACTGGAGGATCAGCGACTTGAAGAACGGCGTCACGATCGCCCAGCGCCCGTCAGCCGGGACGTTCTGCGCGTCGAGCCGCAGCCCGGCATAGACGAGCTGCTGATAGACGCTCGTGGTGTCGGTGTCCTTCGTGATGCTGATCGGTGCCGCCGTGGTGCCGATCTTGTTCGCCGTCAGGGCGAGACTCGCCTTGCTGAAGACGAAGGTGTCGATGGCGTTGGACATCGCCACGCCCGCACGATTGGTATAGCCCTCGATCGCGTCGATATCGTTCTGGGCGATGTCGAGGCTGTCCACGTCGAACGCGAAATACTTCGCGATGTCGACCACGAGCGTTTCCTTGGTTGGCTGGAGCGCCTCGGCACTGATCGGCGTGCCGCGCGCGTAGTCCTGGATCGTGATGGAACCGAACGTGCGAACCTGGACGGTGTCGCCCGCTGCCTGGATCTCGCCTTCGTAGTTGCTATTGGTCATCACCGCCTTGGCGATGTTGACCTGGTTGATATTGGCGATGATCCGGCGGCTCCACACCTGGGGTATGAAGGCTGCCAGATTGTTGGGCATTGCGCCCTGCTTTCAGTCGATCACGCGAGCCGGAAAGCGTCGGGCAGTGCTGCCTCTAACGACTTGTCCAGATCGGTGGTGCTGGAGCCCGCGCCACGAGTGACGCCAGGCCCCGCTGGGCGGGTTGCTTGGGCTGCCGCCTGGGCAGTCTGCGTTGCGGCTCCCGCCGCCGAACCATTGGCACCATCCGGTGCCGGTGCCGCTTTCAGCCAGTCCCGGCCTGCGAGGCTGGACGTGATCGCGGCCGTGATTTTGGTCTCGTCGATCTGATCGGTCTCGGCCTTGTAGCCGCTGAGGCTCCACAGGTCGTCCTGCGCCTTCGGGTCCGTGACGCCCTGCGCCTTGGCCAGTTCCTTGAACTTGTCGCGGTGGTCCCGGTCGCGCAGCTTCGCGCGGAGCGAGTCGACCTCGGCCTGCAGCTCGCTCGGCTGGGCCGTCGCGACCGTCTTCAAGTTGTCCCGCTCGGTCGTGAGAGTCGTCACCTGAGCCTTGAGCCCGTCGACTTCCTCCTGCAGCGTCTTCCCCTTGAGCCTGCGATTCTTCGCCTCGGCGCGGATCGTGGCATTCTCGCCGGTCAGTTCGTCGATTCGCTTCTGCAGGCTGGCAATCAATACGTCGCTCAAAGAAAACCGGCGAGGAGTCTGCCGCGTTCAGGCGACAGAGGAATCGCCGCCCCCCAATGTTGAAAGATCGAAACATCCAAATACGACACGGATGATCCGTGATACAATCGGGCCATCGGCCAAGGGCACTCCTTCGGGAGCAACGGTGACAGGCCGTCGAACACGCCGCGAGGCGCTTCGTGCAATCAAGCCCCGGAGCAATCCGAGGGCAGGGTGTTTGTAAGGGCACCTATGCATGCGGGACTCTTCCCAGCGTGAAAGCCGTCTACTTTAGCTGACGGTTCCTTACGATCGTGTCCTTAAATCAATATCCGCTCGTGCCGTTCCCGCCCGACGACGGCGAGGCCACGCTCGACTCGCCCGTGGCCTTCGTCGTCATCTCGCGCCCGCTGGCGGGCAATGGCTGGTTCGGCTGCGTCGGTTGCTGGCCGGCCGCGTTGCCCGGCTTCGTCACGGCCGCGGGGGCCACGAGCCACCCCATGATCTTCTGCAGCTCCGCGTGGTCCTCGCTCACCTGTTTCATGTGGTCGAGCGCCTGGTCTCGACTGAGCCCGAATCGACGTTGCACGACCATCACGGGACTCTCGTAACCCGCCGCCACCGAATCGGCGTCGACCAGATCACGCTCCTGGCCGGGCAGGTCCAGCGTCTGGGCCGGCCACGTCAGCGTGATGGGCAACTTCGCCCCGCGCAGCAGTTCGGGCTGCGAATAGTAGTTGCCCGCGACCGTCAACGCGACCGTCTTGAGATCATCTTCATACTTGCGGATCGGCTCGCGACGCTCGACCGCGTAATCTACCAGGGGCATCTGTTCCGCCATCAGGGCCGCACCGCTGTGGAGCGTGGCCGAGTTCATGCGGTACGAGGCAAGCGGCACGCCCAGCGCCTCAAGCTCGCTGTCGATCACGCCCCGGATGTTCGCCCAGCCGCCCGATATGTCGAGTTCGGCCTGCAGGAAGTCGAGCTTCGGGGCCGGCATGCGAGAGATGTCGGTCGTCATGCCGTTGATGCGGAGCCACGAGCCGACCTTCTTGATCACCTGGAAATTGGGATCAGCATCATACGCCACGCCCATCGGCGTGTGATAGGCCGAGACCGCCTGACACATGTCTGACATTTCAATGTCGATCGTGCTGTTGATCTCGCTCAGGAACGGGCCGAGCCCGTGCACCGAGCCGACGCCGCGCACGGGCAGCTCGTGCCAGATGAACGAGAACGGGATGATGCCATACGGGTTGTCGCCCGAGAGGTCGGGCCGATACCGCGCCGTCCTGCCGCCCGCCGTCTGCCATTTCTGCAGCTTCTCGGTCTCGTAAACCCGGTACCAATCCTCGGTCCAGTAGGTGAACCGCGTCTGCTCGTCGACGCGGTCGATCGTCACGACCGCGGCCACGTCGCCCGCACGACCCGGCATCTCGTAGGGGACAATCTCGTGCCAGCCCGACCACAGATGAATCTTAATGGGCTTCTCCGGGTCGCCAGTCGCGGCCACCTGGAAAGCCGCCATGCCGTTGAGCGTGCTCATCCGGTCGGCACGCTGCCAGAGGCTATTGATCAGATTGTCCTGATAGGCGTTCTCCAGCCACTTCGTGCTCACGTCATCGCTCTGGAGCGACCGGGACGGCCCAGGCGCGTACATCTTCGACGTGAGCACCCGGATCACGCGATGGCAGAACGGCAGCGACCGCTTGGGCCGCGCCGCGTGGTCGGCATCGCTCTCGGCCTCACGCTTGGGCACGAGCTGCACGCCTTCCAGGTTGTAATACTGCATCGACCGCTGGCATTCGGTGATGCGGCCTTCCTCGCACGGCAGGCCGGCGCGGATCTCCGAATCGATCCTGTCGCGGAACTTCGCGACCTTCGCGGCGTCTGGTTTCTCGGGCTCGTTCAAGACGTGGCCTTGGGCGGGATGGGACCGGGCATCGGGCCGGGGTTGGACGCGGTCAGGACGTGCTCGCCCTTCGCCGTCGTCGCTACGTCGGGGGGCGTGGCGGGCCGCTCGTGCGGCGCGGAGCGTGCCTTGACGTGATCCGGCCTCCATCCGAGGTCGAATGGCCACCGGTCGTTGTGGCAGGCCATCATCAGGCCGCTCAGGGCCTCGATCGGGTTGATTCCCGGTGCCTGCTTGCCCTGGTCGTGCGGGCCGATGCTCGCGACCCACTGGGCCGGGTTGAACGGCAGGCCCTGATCGTCCAATTCCTGCCAGATGTGGATCACGTTCGCGTCTTTGATCTCGTCGCCCATGTCACTTCCCTTTCATCTTCCTGGGCATCTTGACGACCTTGGATTGCCTGGGCATCTTCGGCATGCCCTTGGGCATCCCCTTGGACTTCGGTGGCTTCGCTTTCATGGATGGCCCTTTCGCCTGGGCAGGGAATCACGCAGATCGTCCATGGCCTCCGCGAGCGAGGCTATCGACCCGTTGTCGTATTGCTCGATGACGGCGCGGGCACGGGCCACGACGCACTCGAGATCGAACGTCGGCGGGGGTGGCGCGAGCGAGAACTCGCCCTCGACAAACCGCAACTCGCGGTCCAGCACCTTCATCGGCCCGCGGTCCGTCCCATCCCACACGACATACGTGATGGTCATGGCTTTCAGGTCGTGGTCGGCCTTCACGACGACCCCGATCCGCGTCATGAACTCCCAGAACCGCAGCGCGTTCGCCCGCATGAGGTCGTGCTTGATCGAGAAGCGGACGTGGCTACAATCGAGGCCCATCATCCCGCGATCGCCTCCTCCTGGAACAACTGGCCGAGTGCGTCCGCGAAGTCTGGCGAGCGCCCGAGCCGGTCCATGAAATCTTCCTTCAGCTCGAGTGCCGAGAGGTCACCTTGCAGGTGATACCGCAGCTCCAGCAGTTCCTCACGCATCGCGGGCCAGTTCAGGTCCGGTACGATGTGGAAGGGAACCCACACGGACCCAGGCCCGTGGTAATGATCAGGGTCGAGTCGACGAGCGAGGGCGAGTGCACATGCAGATCGAAAGTTAGTACAACGCTTTCCGCCGCTACCGGACCCGAAATACGCGCGGGCATACGGGAAACCACGCTTGGAGAGGGCATTACCGAGCCGCTTGCCAGTCTGTCCCGCCCCGTCATAACTCACGTTCCCCTGGATGACACCCCACTTTTCCGCAAGCTTGCTCATGATCTCCGCGGCGTCGTGCGGTCCGGTGTACCTCGACGCCTGGCAGTCCAGGATACCGAGGTCGTCCCGCACGAGCACGACCGTTCGAGCGTTGCCGCAGCCCTCGCCCACGTCGCAGCCGAGCCGCCTGCGCCCGCCCTTGCCGTCCGCCCTGAGCCTGGACACCACGTTCGCCGTATCGTCCGTGATGCATCGATCGAGATCGGCATCGGGGATGAGCTGCTCGTTGACGAGGCTCGGCCGGATCGCCAGGACGTGGCACCGGAACCAGAGCGAATCCTTGCCGTACTTCCGCTCCATGGCGTCGAGCCACGGACGATCGGCCAAACCCACGGGCGACTTGTCCCATTCGGCATGCGGGCTCATCGTCGACGGCATGTTGATGTGATAGGTCGCCTCCGAGGCCGGGACGCCCCGTACCTTGTCCGATTCCGCCTCGTTGCAGAGGTCGACAAAGCCGCCCTCAGCCTTGAGCGGGTTGCCGATCGCCACGATCTTCGTGGCACCCAGTGAATCAAGCGCCTCCCATACTTCCGCCTCGACGCCGCTCGACTCGCCCACGACTACCAGCAAATCTCCAGCGTGTTGCCCCGACATACGCTCAATAGTTGTCGTCGAAAAGCCGAGGGCCTGATGACCTGGGGCAATCTCCACGATATGGGGCGAGGTCTTGATCCCGCCCGATATCTTGGCGGGGAGTATGGATGGCCAGAACGGGCACCCGTCGACGGCGCGGCGGATCTCTTTCCACGTGACGCTCCCGATGCTGGTCTGGCCGGGTCCGGTGACAAAGACCAGTGAATTCGGGCGAGTCCAGAGCCACCACAGCACGATGCCGGCAACCCAGTAATCTTTACCCAGCATGTTGCCGGTTTCAATGGCGGTTGCCTTGTGGTCGACGACCGCATTGCACCACTCGACCTGCCCCGGCCAGAAGTCGGGCCGCTGCAGGATCGCGCTGTTGAACATGTCGGGATCATCGAAACAATCCGCAAGCAAATCGGTCAGTTGATCGAGCGAGCCCGCTTCCACGCATCCCCTCGTACCACGTTGCCGACAAGGCTTCTGGAAACACCGATGTACTTCGCAATCTCACCTTGCGTCTTGCCGTCACCATAAAGCCGCTCAATCGTTCTTACTGATTCCTCGGTCAATTTGGCGTTCCAGCAAATGGAACCATGCTGTTGAGTCCCATGAGAAAGCTTGTCCCGACAGTTCGCTTCGTGTGTATCCCACCGAAGATTCTCAAGCCTATCGTTGCTTGGGTTGCCATCACCGTGGACTGCTTCCATCCCATCTGGACAAGGCCCGCGAAACGCGGCCAGGAGTAAACGAGCCACGCGAAACTTACGCTGAACTCCGTCTTGGTGAAGATTCACGCACCGATAACCATCGGCATCAAGGAAGGATTTCAACGGTCTCCAGACATCGCCCAACCGAGTGCAACTTTTGCCCCCTCGCCCGCCGCGATTCCTTCTGGACTGGACAGTCCCCCTGTCGCCCACTCGATATCCAAGCCATCCCTGGATCGCCTGGAACATCTCGACCTTACCCCAATACTTCATTTCCGCTCCTCGTCATGGCAATCAGCCAGGAGGTCCGTCAGGCTTCCGAGGTCGAGTTCGCTTGCGAGCATGAGCCTTTTCTACGGCCGTCTTCTGGATCTCGGCCAGGTTCGACACGTCCGGCACGGCGTCGGGCGTCCTGCCGTCCACGCGATCCATGATCGACTGGAAGAACGACGCGTTGCCCTTGATCGCGTGCCATATCGCGGCCTGGATCAGCGTCTCGGCCGCGTTCATGCCCTCGGGACAGTCGTTCTGCATCACCTTGGTTTGCTTGAGCGCATTCTTCAGGATCGTCGTGAGGGAGAGCGATCCCTTGGGTCGGCCTGGACCGCCCGGATTGCCCGGCTTGAAATAGGTAACTTCTTTTCCCACACTTCGGTTAACTCTCGGATTTCAAACGGACGTTTGAAGCCAATCATCCAAGTCGCTTCAATTCCTCAACCATACCGTGGCGTTCCATCGCGTCTTGCTCCGACAAGCGGAGCAATCGCCGCAGTCTGCTGGCTTCACGAAGGCAGCGAGCAAGCGCCTCGCGAACAATGGGCGGGGGCGGGATGATTTCGCTGGCAATCGTTCTGTACAAGCCTGGTTTCTCGTTCACACGTCAACTCACCATCCGAGCTTCTTCTTCCGCCACGCGATCACCTCGTCGATCTGACGGCTAAGCCGTTCAGACATCGTCACGAGTTCACTGGATGCGTCCGCCATCGGATCGAAGCGGACCATGTCCAGGAAGAACGCGGCCTGCCATAACCGCTCGGGCAGGTTCGGTAGTGTCGCGTGGGTGTACATGGTGTTTTAATCCCCGCCCGGCCACCGGGGGACGAGACGAATGACCGGACGGGGCGACGCAGTATTGCGGGGGGTGCTCCACCAGACAGAACTTCCCGCAACAGAGCCATGACGGGTCCATTGCGGAGGTGGATTCGAACCACCGTCCTCCCCCCTTACGCCTGGTAGTTCAGGGCTTGCTCTTGACGTGCGGCATGAACGAACTGTGTTGCTTGCTGGCCGCGAGCGGCTCGGGATTGTCGGGCAGCGGGGCGTCGTTGTTCACGTCGATCTGGTCGAGCCGGGCCTTGGCATCTGTCAGGGCCTGGACGAGCGCCGGGTCGGTGTTGCCCGCGTCGACCTGGGCCTGCAGCTCGGCCACCTTGTCCCGCTGGGCCTTCAGATCGGCCTGCGTGCCCTGGACTCGATTCGTGAGCCCGTCAATGCTGGCGTAGAGTGCGTCGACGGCATTCTGGGTATCAACGTCCATCGTTCAACCTTTCGGGTTCGTGGTGTCGAGCTGGTCAATTCGTTCGGTAGCCGCCTTGATGGCGTTCAACGTCTCTTCCCTGGTGGCAAGGGCATCCCGGATGCCATTGAGCGCCGCAATGAGCACGGGAACTAGCTTCTCCAGCTTCGGGCCGAGTTCAAAGAAGATATACACGGCTAGTCCTCTCGCGTGAGTTCATTCGTCGGTGTCCGTGTCTGAATACTGCACTTCGGATGGCCATGGTACGTGCCGCGGCGTGGTGGCGATCACGACGGCGCCGACCAGGATCAGGACCGCCGCGAGGATGACAAGCCCGCTCATGAGTTGCCGATCTCGGTGGCTACCGTCTTGAGTGCCACGATGCCGTCGTAAAGCCGTTGCTGCTCGTGGAGGCTCAACTCCTCATCACGGGCCTCGATCTCCAGTTCTTTGACTTCCTCGCCCACTTCAATCAACCTTCTTTTCAGCGCAGTGATCCACGTCGTAATCTCTTCTTCCGTCGCCACGTCGCGGCCCTCACATGCTCATGACAAGTCGGATGGCGAAGATCGCCACGAATGCCGCCAGCACGATCCAGAAGATTTGCACCACGAAGGGGGGCACGGCAATCCCCGCCTGCCTCATCGCCACCAGCGCGATGCCGACGCATGCCGCGACCACGATCACCATGATCAGGATGTGCACGAAGCTATAGCCCGCGACTTGTGCCAGGATCACGACGGCCTCACTTTCCGCACGGTCTTCTCGCCTTCCGGTTCATCGGGCTGGGCATGCTGTGCAACCTCGACCGTCCCATCCGGGGTCACGACCGCGGGCACGGCCAGCACGGCCGGCAGCGGTGCCCGGCAGTGGCCGGCGGCATTCTCCAGCAACTCGGTTGCCTTGATCGCAGCAAGCTCGACAAGATCCCTTGCCTGCCTGCTCACTTCAACGAGGTCTTCTCGCTGGATACCTCGTTCCTTGTCCTGCCCTTCGGTCACGCCCAGCGCCCGCTGTGCCTTCTCGGTCTCGGCCAGGAGTTGGGTGAGCCGGCCGTCGAACTGCTTGCCAACCTGGATGAGCTTCTCCTTGTTCTCCTCCCCGAGATCCTTGGCGGCGGCGGCCTGGACTGCCGCCTTCTGGGCATTGATCCAGCCCGCGACGGCGAAGATCAGGGTCGCGATGCTGGGGACCAGGGCGATCCAGAATCCGGGGGTCTCGATGGCGGTAGTCTCGGCGATGATCATAGGTCCGGGTCCGGCGTGACGATTCGTTCCTCGATCGCGTCGATCTTCATCTCAAGCCGCTTGGCGATATCGTTCGTATCCTTCATCACGACGTAGTTCCGCTCGGCCTTGGCGTCGAATTCCGAAAGCAGCGTCCCGCCCAGCCGGCGAATGTCCACGCCCGTGAACGTCAGCACAACGAGGCACGTCGCCACGAACAGGCACCCCAGGATGATCAGGAATATGACGACGATTGAGGCCATCAGCGGTCGTCCTTGATGGTCTGCTCGATCGCCTTCACGTCCCTGGTGTTCTTTTCCGCCACCACCTTCGCCTTGATGGCCTCGGCCTTCGCCCGCAGCGCCTCGGCCTCGATCCGCTGCAATGCCTCGATCTGCCGGTCGGCCAATTGGGAGGCATGGAACTGGGCACCGAAGAGCATGACGAGCGAAAACGTCAGGACCATGACCATGAACACCATGGCCATGAGGCGGATTGGCTTGGACGCAAGCCAGCTCAGGAACTCACGACTAACCATGGTTGTCATCGGATTCGTGGTTGATGAATTGCTCGGGCGGGCCGGGCGGCTCGGGGATGGGGAGGGGGCAACCAGGAATCTTGGCAATGTGATCGACGAGCCGTTCGAGGTATTCCCGAGTCTCAATGTGATTCCTCCGCATCCGGTCGTTGCCCAGCGTCAGCCGCAGTTTGATGATGTCGCTGGCCCGCCGTTTCTCTCTGTCATCGAAATAGAGCTTCAAGACCGTGCCCAGCGCAGCAGCAAGAGACGCGCCGACCGCGTAGACACCGAGCCAGAATCCCGTGAGCGTGATCGGGATTCCGCCGTTGGGGTCGGGCGGGACTTGCGCCAGGAGGCATGATAGGCAGTCACGGAAGATTTCCCACATTTTTTCGCCCTCGCTTGTCGTCGCGATCGAGGAATTTCGGTTCTTAACGGCGAGGGTATTTCGGAACCACGAACTTATTGCTGATAATCATCGGGGCTGGTCCGTTCTAGCGGACTAGTCCAAGTCCAGGAGGGGGGATTCACAGTCCCCTCTCCTGGGCGGTGCTTGGTCACTTCGACGGCGGGGCGGGGAACACTTCCACGAGCTTGCTCACCAGCTCTCGCACGTTCCGCACCCAGGACTCGCCGCACGGCTGCATCAGGACTTCCGGTGCGTGCGTCCCGAGGAGCAGCCCGACACCGAG